TTGTCTACCAGTCCAAACCAGTACGAAACAGACATAACCGACAGTGCTAAGACAAATGTTAGCCAGTTGGGGGGTCGGTTAATTGGCAGCCCAACACCGCGCATATTCGCACACCCTGTAGACGGCGACAGCTCAAGAGCTGACCAAGCAATAGAACTAGCAGCAGAAATCGGAATCGAGCTTATGCCCTGGCAAAAAATTGCATTAGGCGACATTTTAAATATGCGTAACGGTAAGTATGTCCGCAGGGTTTCTGGGCTGGTATGCGCCAGGCAACAAGGTAAAACTGAACTGGCAAAAATCCGAATAATTGCGGGCATTTACTTATTTAATGAAAAGGACGTAATCCTATTATCTGTTAACCGCAAACTATCTTTAATCACCTGGCGGCAGATAGATTACTTGATCCAAAATACGCCGCGCCTAAAAGCCCTATGGGCCAAGAGCTACACTACTAACGGGGCCGAAAGAATAGTATTTAAAAACGGGGCTCAAATATCCGTAGTAGCTGCAACCCCTAACGGCTCGCGCGGTATGACTGCAGACCTGGTATTTATAGACGAAACTAGGGCGATAGACCAAGGCACCTGGGACGCGGCTGTTTACACTACAAACGCGCGGCCCCTGGCTCAAGTGCTAACGGTTAGTAACGCAGGCGATAAGTCAAGCACTGTTTTGAATAATTTACGAGATAGAGCTATAGCTAACGTAAGCCCTACCCTGGGTTGGCTTGAGTGGTCAGCTCACCCGTCGCGCGAAATTATGGATAAGCGCGGCTGGGTAGAATCAAACCCAGCTTTAGGCTGGACAATGGACGAAGCGACAATGCAGCATAACGCCGTAACTAATGACCCACTGGCCTTTCGCGTTGAGGTACTTTGTCAATTTTTAGATAACCTCGCGTCGCCGTTCGAAATTGGAAGTTGGCAAAAATGCGCTGATGAATCAATAGTCCTAGAGCCAGGCGGTGTAACTTATTTTGCTTTTGATAAGTCCTATACGCATAAGTACGCAGTCCTAGTTGCCGGTCAAAAACTAGATGAGCTAAGAGTAAAGGTAAAAGTGTTGCAAGTCTGGAGTACTACTACACCTTTAGACGATCGTCAGTTAGCTAGTGATATTAACGGGCATATACAAAGGTTTAAGCCTAAGGTTGTTATGTATGACAAATGGGTAAGTGAAAACGTAGCCAGTTATTTAAAAGCTAGCGGCTCACCTTTAATGGACGTAAGCGGCAAGGCACAAAATGAGGCAAGTAATCGGCTAGCCCAGTTAATGAGTCATAGCCAGGTAATACACAGTAACGAACAGGTGCTTAATGAAGCTATAGCTGCTTGCGCTACTAAGCACACAGAGTACGGCTGGAAAATAGTGAGGCGTAAATCTGCAGGTGAGATATGCGCTGCTATCAGCGTAGCTATGGTGGCCTGGTACGCGTCAAGGCCTCAGGCAGTCGCTAGTATAATAGTCAATTAGACACGCCGTACAAATCGGACAATTTATTAAATAAGGGTGTATATTGCCCCGCGTGGGGATACTGCAAACACTTAGGCTAGTAGACGCTATAGACACGTCAGTAACTACCCCGACTATTAAGGCGCAATTTTTACCGCCTGTAAATGACGTAGATACTAATAGTTTATTTTTTGCACCTCAAACTTTTATTACGCGAGCTGAGGCTGCAGCGGTGCCGTCCGTCGCGCGAGCTTCACAGCTAATAAAGGGCGTAGTCGGCACGCTACCCCTACACCTTTACCGTAAATCTACAGGGCAAGAATTAGGCTCGCCATTATGGCTAGAGCAGCCAGACATAAGGCAACCGCGCGTAGTAACTATGGCCTGGACAGTTGACGCGTTATTTTATTATGGCGTTGCATATTGGGAAGTTACAGAGTTGTACGCAGATGACGGCAGGCCTGCACGTTTTGCCTGGGTATCTAACTCACGCGTAACAGTAGATTTAAACGCTAATAACACAGTAGTAGATTTTTACTATGTAGACGGCAAACGCAGACCGGATAGCGGCATAGGCAGTTTAATTACTTTTCAAGGTTTAGATGAAGGTATTTTAAATAGAGGCGGTCGCACAATACGCGCCGCGTTAGATTTAGAAAAGGCTGCAGCTGTAAGCGCGGCTACACCTGTACCGTCAGGCTATATACAAAATAGCGGTGCAGATTTACCAGAGGAACAGATAACAGGACTATTAGCTAGTTGGAAGTTGGCACGTAACCAGCGATCTACAGCCTACTTATCAAGTACGCTGAAATACGAGCCAACTTCTTTTAGTCCCAAAGAAATGATGATGAACGAGGCCGCTCAGTTTTTAAGCACACAATTAGCCAGACTATGCAACGTACCGGCTTATCTTTTAAGTGCAGATATGAATAACTCTATGACTTACTCAAACGTAATAGATGAACGCCGGCAGTTTGTAGATATGTCCCTACGGCCTTATATATGCGCGATAGAGGACAGGTTAAGTATGAACGACATTACAAACAGTCAAAATTACGTAAGGTTTGATTTAGACGAAACCTACTTACGTAGCGACGCATTAACACGATTAGCAGTGATAGAAAAGATGTTGGCACTTAATTTAATTACGGTAGAGCAAGCACGCGAAATGGAAGACCTAACACCTAACGGGGGTACAGCTAATGCAGTTGAACTTTAACAGCTCAATAGAAGCAACAGACCAAGAGCGTAGAATTATCGCCGGTAAAATTGTACCGTTTGGCGAAATTGGCAACACGTCAGTAGGTAAAGTAGTTTTTGAGGCCGGCTCTATAAATTATCAAACCGGCGGTAAAATAAAATTATTACTAGAGCATAGTGCTACAGACCCTATCGGGTTTGCACAAAATATAAGCGAGGATACACGCGGCTTATATGCAAGTTTTAAAATATCTGCTACTACAAAAGGTACAGATAGTTTAATCGAAGCTAGCGAAAACTTACGCGACGGCTTAAGTGTTGGCGTAACAGTTGACGCAAGCGAGGACAGAGGCGGCGTACTTTATGTACAGTCTGCTGTCTTACGCGAGGTATCTTTGGTCCAAGCCCAGGCCTTCAAGTCAGCTATGGTGGAATCCGTAGCCGCGAGCGAGGTAGAGCCTGAATCAGTAACAGAAAACCCAGAAACCCAACCAACCGAAAGTGAGGCCAGCGTGTCCGAAAACGCTACCCCAGCAACCCCAGAGGTAGAAGCCGCACAGCCGGTAGAAGCCTCACGCCCAACAGTAACGGCACTAGCTTTTACTGCCCCACGTAGCCCAATTACTACACCTGCCGATTACCTTTTCCATAAGGTAAAAGCGACAATGGATCCAGGCAGCGAGTCTGCACTATGGGTGCGAGCAGCTGACGACACCACTACAAATAACGCAGGCCTTATCCCAACGCCTCAGCTAACTACTTTGTTTAATGGCAAGTCAGATAGTTTTAGAGCAAGTATTGAAGCCATTAGCACTGCTGCCCTACCTGCTATGGGTATGTCGCTACAAATCCCACGTATTAAAACCGTACCTACCGTAGCCGACACAAACGAGGGCTCAGCGCCTAGCGAAACTGGTATGGAAGTAGAGTTCGTTACTGCCACTGTAAATAAGTACGCAGGACAAAACACTGTATCGGTAGAACTCTTTGACCGGTCAGATCCAGTTTTTCTAAACGTATTAGTGCAACAAATGGCTGATGCGTACGCATTAAGCACTAACTCATTTGTAAATGGCGAGCTAATTAGTGCAGCTACTTTAGACGCTACTACCGTAGCAACTTACCCAACAGCCTCAGAGCTTTTAGGTATTGTTTCGCGCGGTGCAGCTAGCGTTTACTCAAACTCCAAGCGGTTTGCTCGCAATATGATTACCTCAAGCGGACAATGGGCCAACATTATGACCCTTAACGACAGCGGACGGCCAATTTATACGGCCCAACAGCCACAGAACGCAGGCGGTGCAGTATCAGTATCAAGCCTACGCGGTAACGTAGCTGGGCTTGATCTATACGTTGATTACACAAACGGCGGCGACGGGGACGGTACTTTACTAGTAGTAAACCCAGACTGCTTTACCTGGTACGAATCACCTCAACTACGCCTAACTACTAACGTAATTGCTAGCGGTCAAATTGAGATTATGTACTACGGCTACGGCGCACTTGCCACACTAGCTGCAGGCGGCGCGTTCAAGAATAACAAGGCATAAGCCTAAAACACTAGAACCCTAGACCCTGCCCCTAGTCCGGTGGGGTTTAGGCCTCAAACGTAAGGAGTAAAGCGCGTGGCTGCAACATATATAACTATGGCTGAGTTACGCGCCTTGCTCAATATCACTGGTATTACGCTTTACAGCGACGCGACGATTGAAGAGGTGTGTCAAGCTACAGAGGACATACTTAACAAATACTTATGGTTTAACACTGCCCCTATAGCTGCAACAGCTTTAAGCGCAAACATAGCAACGATTACTACCCCTACACCTCATGGCTTCGTAACTGGTCAAACAGTAGTCATAAGTGCAGCAGGTACTACTTTTAACGGCAGTAAAGTAATTACGGATTACCAAACATTTACTTTTAATTATGCAAAAACTGCCAGCGATCAAATTACAAATTTAGTAAAACCTTATGGTTTAGTTACGGGGCCTAATAA